CTTTTCTAAGTTGCTTAATTTTTTGGTCGTGGTCCTTTTTAAGTTGCTTAGCTAATTGGTCGCTGATTTGTTTAGAGGCTTCTTTAGTCTCATTTTCTTTTTTAATTGCTTGCTCTGCCTCAACCGCTGCCTTTTTAGTTGCGTTAATACCAATTGCAACCCCTTCCAATGTTGCCGCGTAAGCTGGACTAATAAAAGAAAGTAATTGACGGCCAAAAGCTTCCAAGCCACTATCGCCAGCTTCTTGGGCAACTGTATTAACAGAATTTAAAGAGGTTATTAAATCGCCAAGTATTGTGTTTGATAATTGTAAAACGCTAGATATTAAACCGCTAGACGACGATCCAATTGCCAATTGTAATTGGGAAAAATTGTCTTGTAAATTAGAAATTTGACCTCCAACAGTTTCCGAAATAGCAGCCATTGATCCGCTTACACCTTCAGCGTTTCCAAGGCTAATTAAATAGTCTTTAATCGCTTCGTCTGTCTTTTGTACCTCGGTTGTAACTCCTTTAAACGTAAATGCAACCTTATCGCCCTCAGATTTTGCACGAATACCGAACTCTTTTAAACGCTCAAATTCGCCAGTCATTGCGTCCAAAGCCGCTTCGGTCAATTGGTCAAAAGATTTACCAGTTGACGACGCTAGATCACCCAAAGCATTCATTTGGGCCAAGGTCGGTGTAAAACCTCGATTGGCTAATTTTACAAATGAGTCCGTTAATTCGTTAACCTGGAAAGGTGTTTTGGATGCAAACTCAACTATTTGAGTCATTGCAACCTGAGCCGCTGATTTACTGCCAAGCGTCGTTGTTAAAACCGCTTCCATTTTTTGGAATTCCGCAGTCGTTTCAACCACCGCTTTGCCAAAACTTAAAAGCATATCGGCGGCAAATAGACCGCCCAAGGTTTTGCCTAAATTTCCAAAGGCGCTAGATAAAGCATTCGTTGATTTTGTGCTTTCGCTATTTCCTTTCCCAACTTTTTGATTTACTTCGTCAACCTCCGATTTAATATCGGTCATTGCTTTGTTAAACTCTTTTAGTTGGGCGACAATGTCAACGTTTAATTTTGCGCTCATTGTATTTTGTTTGTTATCGTGTCAAAACTGGCTTCTTCTTCAAATTTAAGGTTTTGCCATTTAAGTCCAATTTCATAGGCTTTTGCCTTTTCCTCAGCGGTCGGAATTACAATTGATTTGCCGTCAATTAAAGGAATTTTCCAGTACTTTTCAGGCTTTCTTATAATGTCTGCTTTTCTAGTAACGTTGACATTGGCTAGTTGTACCCAAATTGCTCTAAAAAGATTCTCTTCTTTGCTTTGCCTTATTTGGTATCCGTATGCAATGGATTGATACTCGGCAAAAGACATAAAATAAAAGGAGTCAGGTGCAATACCTAACTCCCCAATGGCGTAATGGCAAACGTCTTTAAATGTTATTTTTTTTTTGACTCGCCAGCTTCAGCGCTTGGGTAATCAATTTTTGTAATTGAGCTTATGCCTTGCATAATTACTTGGACAACTTTGCCAACCTCGTCCGCTGGATTAGAATCCACCCAGTCAATAATATCTATTTGATCTAAGGTAAATTCTTTGTCGTTGTATAACGCATCTACGTAAATAGCCGCGTAAATAAACTTTGCGATTGATTTAATTTGACCAACGCCTGGCTTGGTTAAAGCCTCAATTGTTTCTTGGACGTCGTAGCCAAGGCCCTCGCTAAAATGCAACAAGGCACCCATCCCAAATTTAACAGGATAGGTGCCGCCATTAATTGTGATTATTGTTCTGCCTGTATGATTCATAGGCGAAAGATAATAATTATTAAGTTGATGCTGGTACTACGGTTGCCTTAAGTAATGGACCTTTTCCAGTAAATTCTACTGAATAAGTAACCGCGGCTTCCATTTCAGCTGATACGCTGATTGATGCAACAGACGCATTGCCATAAAATACAAGGTCGCCAGTTACGTTTGTTGTGAATTTCAACGCAACAACAGTACGACCGCTCAAAAGAGTGTAAATGTCGCCTACGTTGTTTGTGTCGTCAAATGCAACCAATCCGTCAGTTGATACGGACCAATCGCGTAGACCAGCGATATGGTCGGCCCATCCGCCATCGTCTTTGCAAGTTGCATCCGCAAGGTCAACGTTTACGGATAATTCTGAAGAGGTTGCGCATCCAATCATAACGTTGTCAAGAAAAACGTTTAAAAGGGTGCCATTAAATTTGCCAGCAGTTGCCATATTTTTGTAAGTTTAATTCTAATTTTTTTTTAAAAATAAAAGGACTTTGAATAATTGCAAAACAATAAATTTTAAGTGTAGACCAAAAAGTTGCCGTCTTGATCTATAATTATCTCAAATAATTCATCGACAATAAACCGCTCGGCTGGTAAAATTGTTGGATAAAGTCCGCCAACACCTTTAAAGCTTGCCGAAATTGTTGCAACGTTTTCCATTGGAGCCGACTGGCTTATTGACTCAATCATTGCCAAACCTATAAAGGTTAAATTATCGTCTTGCCCAGCTGACAAATAAACGCGCTCACGATTGACGTAAGCGTTGAATAAATCGCCAAAGGAAAAGCCGTCTTGAATATAAAGTGATTCGCTAGATAAGGACCAGGACGCAAGTCTTGAAATATGGTCTGCAAAAAACCCCGACTCGTTGCTTGTCTTATCAAGTTGTCCCATTTCAGCGGACAACTCGTAACTGGTTGACTTGGCAACTTGATTGAGTCCAACCGTTACAAATAAAGCGGAGCCATTTACCTTACCCATCAATCCAATTTTCAATTGTCATTATTTCACGATGCACAATGTTTGTGTCGGTAATACTTGAAAGACTAGTTTGTTGCACAAGCTTTGCCGTTACAATTTTGCCAACTTGGAGCGCCAAATAATTCTCGGGATAAAGACAAACGATTTGTAAAATAGAATCGGCAATTAGATCAGCGTCAATGCGTCCGTATGGCGCAATCCCAGCCGTTACAACGTCCAAAGTAATTGTTGTAATGTAATTAAATTGTTGGTTGTCTTTGTCGTCTTCTTGCGTTTGGTTTCCGATTAAAATGTAAGGAAAAACCGCCGTGTCAGGCGCAAAGGTATCGTAACAAGGGACAAGCGCACCCTTATAAGTAATGGTATTATTTAACGCAGTCCAATAAGCTTTGCGAATAAATGGCTTAATATTTCTCATTTTTCAAATAATTTTTTTAAGGTGCGCTCAATGTTTTTTGGCAATTCTGTCCGTTGTTTAAATACCTCGGGATAAAAAAACGGTCTAGCTGGTAAGTTAATTTCTTTTATTCCGTCGCCTTTAAATTCAGCCGCAAAATCGCTTAACTCGCTTGGCACTTTAACACTGGTGCCAGTTCCAAACTCAACATAAGCCGCATAATTAGCACCAACCTCAACGCCTCCAGTTATTTGGTTTTTACTTACTTTAATCGGTGTTGATTGAATACTATTTTTTAAGGCTCCAGTATCAACCCTAACTTTATTGGCCGCCTCGCTTTCAATTGCCAGCATTGAATCTTCCACCTCCGCTCGTACATAGTCAGAAACTTGGTCCTCTAAGTTTTTTAAATACTTATAAAACTCGTTAAGGCTTTGCTTATTAAATTCAATGCTTAGCATTTAGTCCCTTTGTATTGCGATTAACTTAATCATTCTGTCGTATTCGTTCACGTCAATTATTTCGCTAATTATAAGCGTTTTGCCAGCGTAAACAATGTGCATCGACTTGGTAATCGTAACCAAGGGATTGTCTCTAATTATAACCTCCCATTGGTTTTTGATAACCATTTGGTCCTCGCTATTTTGCCGCGATCCACTAAGATTGGTAACCTTTGCCCAGCAAGTGTATGACAATCCAGGCGCTGAATAAAAACCGCCGTAACCATCGCCAAATAAATTGGAATTGTAAAACGAAATGCGCTCACGCAAATCGCCAGCTTTAAGTTCTTTATTTGTCCTCACGCGCCAAACCAGTTATAAGTCTTATAAGGCATTAAAATTGCCTTTACTCCCAATGGTGATGGAATGGCCTGTAGATCGCTGAAATCCTCGCGACGTTCGTAAAGCGTGTTTACCATCATTTTAACGGCAAGTTTTATGTCCTCCGGGACGGTTGTAAATCCAGCCGTATAAATCATTTTAAACTTATAAGACTGGGCGCCGCCTATAATGTTAATCTTTGGAAATAATCCAACATTTAACTGGTAATTTAAAGCCGTCTCAGCATTGTTTTGATCTAGCGTTACAACCTTTGTAACATCGCCAGCAGCAACCAAAGGGCCGTAGGGAATTTGCCATTGGTAAGGAAATGCAAAGGATTCAATTGTAACTGTCTTGCGAATAATTGCCTTGCCCATATAGGATTCACAATGTAGGCGCGCCACTTTTATAAGGCTAGTAATTAAAGTATCCTCGGTAGCTCCGTCGATTCTAGCGTATTCTTTTGCCTCTGCCAATGTAATTGGCTCGGTAACTGGCGCCACGTCTGCAAACTGGATAGAATATCCTGTAAAGGACGAATTGTTGGGACTATATAATAAATCACTCATTGTATGGTTTCTTTGCTTTGTCAACGATAAAATTAAAGAATCTTTCTAGTTCTTGGTCTTGGTATTTTAGGCGTTCCTCTGCCAAGTTGCGCATTATGTTTTGGTGAAAGTCGTATAAAATTTCGTCGCTCATTAATTCCTCAATCTTTGCAGCCATGCCGTCTAAGTCGTCACGATCAAAGTAAAGACCAGCAGCGCCAAGACATTCCTTTAGGCCATCCGTAGGCGTACAAATAACTGGCAGCCGATTAATTGCCGCCTCTAAACCTACGCGGCCATAAGACTCATAAAATGACGGCACAAGCACAATGTTTGTTTTGCCGTAGATCAAATGGACGTCAGGCGTTTGGGCCACATACTTTAAATTTTTTAGCGTGTCGTCAATGATTTGCTCGCCGTAGCTTCCAAGCACGCCAAGAAATTTGCGCTTAGGCAATCGTTTTGCCAGTTCAATTAATATCTGTCCGCCTTTGTTTTCGTTGCAATTAATTAGGGTAATGTATTGCCCATGTTTGCGGTTGTACTTTACGTCCTCGGGAAAAATTGGCGGTTTGCAAACAATCGACGCGTTTGGATAAGCGCCGTTTTGTACGTTCTTTTCGTTTGCCTTGTTGTTGTAAACAACGTGAATGTTTTGCGCTTTAAACCTTACGTTTCTGTAATCGGAATCGTTATGGCTTAAAAAAATCAATTGCTTTTTAAATTGCCTTGACCAATTAATTGCAACGCCTGTATTGTCTAGGTGCGTAAATATCACGCTTGCATTTTGTAAGGCTAGAAAAAAGTCGTTTGAATAGTAACCAGTTATAAATTTTATAAACGCAAACTTTTCGCCGTCGGGATAAATTTGGCCCTCGGGTAAAATCACTTCAATACTGCATCCCTTTTCGTGAAAATATTTGGCGTAATGTTGAACGGTCCACTCGGCGCCCGAGTTATGAGTTCCCGCCCACGCGTGTACAAAAAAAACGATATTCATGTTTTTTATATTTGATTTCGTTTAAAGGTATTGATTTATAGATAAATAAAAAAAGGCCGCCAATATTTGGCGACCCTTTTCTAAACAAACACCTATTTTACTTATACTGCGGAACCGTTAGCCAAAGCGGCTGCAAATGTTCCGTAAACGATTGATTGAGTAGTGTAAACTGCCAAAGCAATTCTTTCCTCAACGCGTACGGTTACAAAGTTCTTGGTTACGTTGTCTGCGTCTTGCTCGAAGAATTCCAAAGTTACGCCCTGACGAACGAACAATTGAGAACCAAGCGCAAAGTCTCCAACAAAGAAATCACCAGCAACAACGCCATTAATTGCGTAAACTGGAACGCCCATAATAAACATTTGACCAGCTGACATTGTAACGTAAGACGGCAAAATGTAAGCTCCAGCGGTTTCCTTAGTAGATACTAGGCTAAGGTAGTCGGATGGGTTAATCATGATTGCATTTGGCGCGTATTCGTTCTTAGTAGTTTGAACAACCGCAGCAGCCAAAACGTCGAATCTGTTGATTAAAGTACCGAATTTAACAGTAGTCCAAGCAGAGCCGTCGGTTGCAAAACCGTTCAAGTTTTGACCGCTTCCGCTTCCGTACAAAAGTTGGGTATCTTCTACGTTCAACAATTTGCTTGGCGCACGGCTAGAAAGATAAGCAATCAAGCCAGGAGTGTCGTCCAACATTTCTTTTGTCAATCGCATGAAAGTTGGGATTGTTCTGATAGAACGATCTACCGCAGTCAAATCGAAATCAGATTGAGGCTTCAAAGAACCTTGAGCAGTTGGAGCCGCAGCATTGTCGTAAGCAGACTCGCGCACGAAACGGATAAGGTTGCTAGAGGTTTGACCAACTGGCAACAACTGACGAACGTTAACCTTTCTGTTTGGAGTGAACTTAAGGTCAGGAACTCTTTCCGCTGGAATAACTTCGCCAGTATAAGAGTTTCCAACTGTCATGTCGCCACCTTTCAATTCAAGGTCCAACTTTACTTTGTTAGCGTTTCCGCTTTTGTAGTTTCCGAATGCTTCAGAGTTAAAAGCTTTCTCTAGCTCGCTAGAGAAAGAATAACTTTTGGCAGACTTGGAAAAGCTAGCCTGGGTGCGTGCATCTACGCCGTCAAGTTGAGCCTGGAGGGCGTCAGCTTTTTCGTTTAACTTAGCAGTCTCAGCAGAAAGGTTTTTTCTGAACTCTTCGCCCGCTTCTTTCATAGCCTTTACGTCGGAAATCAACGCCTCGTTGCCTTCCAATTTCGCAAGTACTGAATCCAATTGTGATTTAATTGCGTCCATTTTGTTTTAGATAAATTTTTTGAGTTTAGGTATATATTCGAACTCTAAAGCCATTGCTAAACTCGGGTCTTGCTCGATAACGAATTGACTTGCGTCGGATTCTACGGCCAAAACTGAATTGTTATCCAATGCCTTTAAATGTTCTTGAATTTGCTTTAATCCGATTTCTAACTGAATCATAGATTCGTCGGTAAGGTTTCCGTTTCTAAGAATGCCACAAAACTTGGCAATCATGTCCTCTGTTTTTGGCTTATCCCAGCTTTTCATTGATTCAATTGGCGTGCTTGGATTGGCTCCCCAGGTAACGGTTGATCCTTCCCAAAGTTTTATCTCTCTAATCTCTCTGTAACCGCTCTTATTGTCGCTCTTTACAATTTCAAATCCAACGCTATGCTCGTTAAAAACGCCCTCTTTGTAAAGCTTTATTACGTCTTTGCCGTAGCTGGTTTCGGTAATTTTAGAGGTAAAGCGCAAGCCTTTAGCGTCCTCCATTAATTCCATAGGCTTTGCCAATGGCATCAAAGGATTGTGCTGGAGCAAGTGCATGATTCTATTGCGGCCCATTGGCCCGTTTTCGGCAACTGTCTTTTTGTAAGCGCCTGAAACGATTACGTCGCCGTCAGAATCAATATTGTTAAACGCGGAAAAATATCCCGTAACGATTCCTTTAACGTCGTCGACGTCCTCAATTATTCCCTCGCTTAAATTCTTGTAAATCATTGCGTCTTTTTTTGTAAAAATAAAAAGGTTGAAAAAAAATGCAAACCAATAAATTATTGGTTAATGAAATGCATTGCTTTCGCCTCGCTATCTTCAAAGATACTTGTATAATTTTTATAAACGCCTTCAATGTCGCTTTCGCTTGGTCGCTGATATGACAAAAAAGGCACGCAAATATAAGAGTTGCCTTTAGGGTGGACTTTTGTCCTAAAATATTCGTCAATTGGAATGTCCAAATCTAACTGTGCCATTTCTTTTGCAAAGCGATACGAGTACAATATTCCATGCGTGGTCCACGATCCATAAGTGCGGACCAATCCCTTGGTCACTCGGTCAAGTCTTGAATCTTTGATATTGGCGCCTAGCATTAACATATCCCAGTCAGCTGGCAAATCATTGATTGCATTTTGTAAACTGGTCGCCCAACCTCGGTACGTTGCATCGTCTTCAAAAATCAAAACATCGCCCTCGCTTTCTTGAAAAATCTTTTTAAATGTTTGCCACAATCCAAGCCATCCCCATTCGTGTTTAATTGCGCTTACCCTTTCCAAATTAAAATGAGGTGCCAACTCATTCATTGACGCGCGCCATTTGTCTTTGCGGTTATCTAAGTTAATGACGTAGGCAATCATTTTCTCAATGGCAATCCGTCGGCGTCTCGCATAATTCTAAAAACAACTTTGCATCGGCAATTACATATTTGGTCCGCGCCAGCACCTTGGGAGCCGTCACCTGGTTGTCTCATATCCTTACCGCCAACAATAAAGTTTTGGTCGAAAGGTATCCAATCCTTTGCTCTCATTTCTGCATGATCAGGACGCGTGCGCGTGTCTGTCGCTGGAATCCATTTCTTTTCGTACATAAAATCGGAGGTTTCCGCCGATTGCATAGCCGCGTTGTTTGTAGCTATTACCATCTCAGTCCTGGCAATTAATTTGGCACGATTTCTAAATATTAAAGAAATGCTTTGTTGAATGTTGGTGGCTATTTCTAGCGCGCCAAGGCCCTCGTTTAATCCAGCAAGTACAATGGCTCGGATTATCTTTTGGCTTGTGTCGCTAATACCTATTAACGTTTTTGGCAAGTTTTTAACTGCGAACAAACGCATAAAGTCACGCCATTGAGCGCGTAACGCTTCTTTAGTTGCTTTTGTCGGCGGTTGGATTGCGTTGTACATAGCCTCGGCATAAGCCGTGCCAGCCACAACGTAAAGGCTTTCTAAAGTATCAGCCAAAGGCGCTGGCGTTATTAAATCAAAGCGGTTAATATTTCCGTCAGCTTGTTTAATTGCATCCAAATAAGGTTGCATTTGCTTTTTAAGAGCGGTAAATATTTGCTTTTCATATCGCCGTTCGTAACGCCTTTGCAATGCGTCCAATTGCTTTGCAAGTGCTAAATCCTTTTTAGTTGGCTGGGCCATAGTCTCCCATATTGTCTATGTTGTCGACCTCTGACGCTTGAAACTCGGCCAAAGTCATTAGGCCCTGAGGGATAAATGGTTGCTCCATCAATGTGTTTTCGTATTCGCCGTAGTTCATGGCCGCGCGCTTTTCGTTTGGAGTTAACCACCAAGCCGCCGACAATTGGTTTACGAGCTTGTCCATGTCGTCTTGCATTTCAGGATAAGCCATGTAATCGAAATCCAAAAATAGATTTTTATTGCCGTACGATTCCAAAAGCCAGTTGTTAAGCACGTCTCGTATTTCAATATGCAACGGACGCACCACGTTATTAATTAAAGCCTTATAAGCCGTTTCAGTATTGTTAAACGTGCTTGCCTCTGTGTCGCCTAGTAACTTAGCATCGACGCCGTAAACGCGGCACAACGAACGTAAAATTACTTTTTGCGTGTCAATGATTGACATATCAACGGCGTTCATTCCCATTTGAACCCAAGACAATTTGGCTGGTGTAATAATTACGTCGCCAGCGCGGTTGGCGCCCTGGTAATTAGATTTATAATCCTCTTTAAGGCCTTGCGCTTGTTCGCGTGTAATGTTCACCGTTCCATCGCCTGTAAGAATACCACGCGCTCCCATGTTTTGCAGCATAGACAAAAGCGCTTGCTTGCCATCGTTTGACGTTGTTAAATCGCGGACTGCGGACCGCAAAGGTGATGCGCCATAAAGGTGGTTTGCCGTGCCAGCCGTGTAACTTAAATTAATATTTTTTAGGTGGCCTACGTTATTAGCGCTTATGCGCTCATAACCGTTATACGTCAATCGGTATTCCTTAATTGGCTGGTTTAAACCTCCCGAAATGATTTCCATGTATTGCGCTGGCAAAGAGTACAACGCAATGATTGGCGCGTTTGGTTGTTCACCACGTCTAGCGCCGTAAATGTAAGCGTTGCCAGTAATTAGACGAAATGCTGCAATTTCTTTTAAAAGGTTATCCCAAGTTTGGAACTCATTTGGCTTTTTAAATAGTCGGTCCAATTCAGGTATGCTAACCTCTTCCAATGCCCTTGACTTGTATTGTTGAGCCTGAAACTTGGCGCCTGAGTTGTCAAAGGATTTGGACATACTTTTGTAGTACTTCAAAGCTTTTTGATCCTTTACCTCATAGACTACAATTGGCGCCGTGCTTACCTTGTTGATAATTAGGTTTATAATGGCGTAAAGGTCAGAGTTTAAATAAAGACCTTTCTCGATAAAATTTTGCGTTGTTGGTGCGGTCCAAATAACATTATTACCCAAGTAAGGGAAAACCGCGTTTAAATAGGTTGAATCTTTTTGGTTTAAACCTAGCGCGGTTTTTATTCTATCTAAGTAATTCATTCCGTTTTCTTTTTTTGTAAAAATAGGGTAATAAAATAAAAAAATGATTCAATATTCTAAACGTGCCAAAATTCTTGGCCACTAACCATTAATTCAGTAAATCCCCAAACCATTGCATCGACGCGGTCAGGCGATTTACCTTTGTCAGGCTCAAAGGTAACCATTTGATTCTCTAGTATTGGAAAACTGCCAACGTGGAAAATTTTGTGCTGCTCATAAAGCGAATAAATTGGCTCGGCCCTGACGTACTTGCCCTTTGTTGCCGTTACAAGCTTAATTCTTGCGGTCGTATTTTGCGACCGCAAAACGCTTTCGACCATGTCTCCGCCTTGGTTTTTTTCTGCAACAATACAATCAGCGTTCCAATTTTTAAACGCTTGCAATGAGACGGTTGCCCATTCAGTTGGTGAATATTTACCGCTAAGGTCTTCAAGTACATATCCCTTGCCGTTGGCATCCGTTCCGCAAACAATTATTCCAGTTTCGTCGCTATTCATGGAGGCCGTTGTTGCTGGATCAATAGCAACCACAATGCGCGACAATTCAGGCTTTGCGATTACCCTTGCGCGTTCAATTATTGGCCGATTCCAAAGTAATCCCTCGGCATCGTCTAGCCATTTGCCCAAAAATAAATGCTCGTAACGATGGAGGTTTTCTTGCTCAACGCGTTTTGCCTGGTCAATAAATGACTGGCTTAAATTTTGTTCGTTGTCTAAATAAGTCGTATGAATATAGCTAGTATCGTCGCGCGTTAGCTTTACAAATCGCCCATAAATCCAATGGCTTTTATACGATGGATTCATTACCAAGATAACGCGGTTGGGTTTGTTTACTGCACGAATAGATAGGTCGATGCGGTCAAAAACATCCTCGTCCATTAACTCCTCCGATTCGTCAAGAATAAAAGTAGTAACGCCAGCGATTGATTTAAGATTAGCCGTTGCGGTCCCCTGGCTGGTCTTAATTCCACGAAACAAAATCTTTGAGCCTGTCGCCTTGTTAATGATTTCGCTTTGGGTAATTTCAAAGTCATCTCCCTTATTCATCAACTCAATTTTATCGATGAATTCAGGAATAATTGAAATAAAAGCCGAGGTCAATGTCCAACGGGTAAACAGAATGACGTGTCCTTCTTGGTAAGTTAAATTTAAAAGGAACATTGAAAGGGTCCACGATTTACCACTACCTCGACCGCCAGTCATTAAAAAATAACGGGTTTTAGGTACCTCTAAAAATAAAGGTTTGTATTTGTCTATGATTCGGATTGAATCCACTCGATTGGTGGCGTTATCTTGTCGCCTTTGGTTGTATGGTCATAATCAAACTTATCACGCTGGCCAAGTCTTTGTTTGCCTAGCCATATAAGCATACCTCGGTCTTTATCCTTTAAAGCTGCCTCGTATTGCTTAGCAAGAAGCAACGCGTCTCCTTTGCTCCTATTTTGCCGCAAAAACTCGGTAAAACCCATTGCGAGGTCATCCTTGCAGCGGTTGTAAAATGTCTCCTCGTCAATGCCTAAATAGGCAGCACATTGAACTCCTGTGCATCCAGCTTGGACGAGTCGTCCCATTTCAATCCAGTCGATTGGTGATTTTGGTCGTGCCATATTACAAAGTTACTCCGTTTTTTTTGATGACTAAAGCTGGGTCTAATTTACGCATCCTGTCGACAATGACTTGGCAATATTTTGGGTCCAGCTCCATTCCGTAGCATTTGCGCTTTAGTTGGTGTGAAGCTACCATTGTAGACCCTGAACCAAGAAATAAATCTAAAACACTTTTTGCTTTTGGATTATGATTTAAAGGCATTTCTAGTAATTCAATTGGCTTCATTGTTGGATGCAAATCACTTTTACTCGGTCTTTTGCATTCAAAAACATTTGTCAGGCTTCTATCATCTGTAAATGTATCTCCTGATTTATTCCATCCAAACCAACAAGGCTCGTATTTATTATGATATTTACTTCTTCCTAAAACAAGCCTATCCTTAAGCCATATTATTGTTCCGCTGTTATGAAGGTTTTGATCAAGAACAGAAAACATAATCCTTCCATCTACGCCTTGATCGCCAAAACAATAAACAACACCATCGCAAAACAATTTAATGTTTGAAACAACTGCTTGAATAAAATCTCTAAAGCTGTCTCA